AGCGAACGAAGCGTTATCCTTGATAGCGGCAGGCGGCGTTACGTTTACAACCTTTACGTTTTGCAAGTTATTCATTGGGTCACCTTATGAGTTCTTTGTTACAAGAGCTGCAAGCGCGCCGCGTTGACGTGCCGATGCTGTTGTTGAAGCGTTACCGATGTTCCACCAGTTTACGCCGTAGCGAGCCGTGGACTTGTTGTATTGCGTGTCTGTCAGGAAGCCAACTTCTTGTGAGCTTGTGATTGACAGACCGCGGCGATCGCCGAACAAACCAGCTTGAGCAGCATCACCATAGAACAGTACGAACTGGCTGTTCTCTGCTGTAAGAAGCGGCGTGTAAAGTTCATCTGTGAAGACAACTTCCGAACCGTTAAAGAACTGACGTGTTACGCCGTCTACGATCTGCGTTGCTGTGTTACCACCTACGGCTTGGATCAATGGTACAATCGTGCCGTACCAAATCTGCGAAGGAACGTAAAAGCGGTTATTCATTCCGGGGAATGTAGCAACCTTTGCCTGCGTCTTGATGATATCGCCAAGTGTGATAGTGGCAAGTGTTGCGCCTGTTGCTACCTGTACGCCCGCTGCGTATGCCTTGTTAGCATCCGTTGCCCATGTACCGCCGATATCAGTAACGAGCTTCTTGAATGATTCGGTCAAACCTACAAGGTTGTTGTACGTTGATGTACCATCGCCCAAGAAAGCAACCTTGTCTTCTTGTACAGCGTGTGCGTAGCCGTGATCCTTAGCGATCTCTTCTGCGATTGCTGCGTATGAATCTTCGCCGAGTTCGATTGTGTTCTGCGTAAGAGCACCGAACTTCTTGGCTGTAAGCTGTACGCCGCTGAACTGCACATCTGACTCTGTATATGTTTGGCCTTCGCCGAGTGCGTATACAGCCGTGCCGCCTACGTTGCGGTTAACTGTGCGTGTTTCGCTGTTCATGGATACTACGTCCATGATACCGCGAGCTACGCCGCGTTCTTCGCGATAATAGAGGATAGCCTGATCTAGTTCGTCAACAACAGTCAGACCACCAAGCGAGTTGTTGGTAGTTGCCATTGTCTTCTGCATTGGCACGCCGTTCTCTTTGCACCATTGAGCCGAGCTAGCATCGCCGAGGCAAGCTGCAATCTGGCGTCCTGCCTTGTATGCCGCTGCTCCTGCTTCGCTGCCGAACTGCTTAAATGCCTTGCCACGGTAGTGCTGGCCTGTGATCTTTGCGCCTTCTGCAACGAATCCAGAAGGTACTGGCGCCGCTGTCTTGAGTGCGTTAAGATCTGAAGCGTTCTTTGTCTTCATATCGTTAAGCGCCTTCTTTTGTTGGATGATTGTCATGATACGAGCGAGCTTGGCTTGTGCCTTTGCTGCGCCTTCTACGGCTGCCGATACTTCTTCTACTTCGGCTGTTTCTTCAGATGCTTCTGCTAAAAGCGCCGCGATCTGTTCGCGGATTGTTGCTACTTCAGCGGCCATTGCTTCCGGTGTCTCAAACGTACCGGCGAGAACAGCATCCAAAGCGGCGAGGATTTCTTCCCACGTCATTAGATTATCTCCATTGTGTTGATTGTTTGCATAAGCGATAGGAGCTGCTTGCGCTTTAACTCCTTATCGTCTGCCTTTGGAATTGGGTCTGTTTCGGCATGAAGCTGATACAGATTTTTTGAGACATCTTTCAATTGATCGGCAAGTGAAAGAATCATGCCTCGGATACGAGAGTTGAGCACACGGCCCGCTTTGCTACGCATATCCGCGTATGCGAGTGCGTGCTCTTCTGATTGCTTGATGAGCGTAGCCGCAACATCCAGCTTTTCTTCGAGTGTCATAGCTTTAACGTTACTTGTCATGGTCATGGGATTAGCCCCTACCGTAACCGGTGACCATTCGATAATGTTCAGTTTGTTGAGTTCTTTTGTACCATCTGCGAGCGGTGTTGTCTCTACTTCTTCATAACCGAAGCTGTACTCATCGACGCTGCCAAACTTGATATGCTCGTATGCGTCTTTGCCGTCGGTAGTGTTGAGGTTGAACAGGCCCTTCACGTACAGCGCGCCGTTATCACGTAGACGCTCTGGCAGACGCGCATCGCCCGCTGGTATCTCTTCTGCTAGCACCGTCTTCCCAATCGGTCGCTGCATATCGTGCTGCCATACCATCTTGGGTAGCTTGGCTTCTATGCTTTCCTTGAATGCGCCGTAAATAACGCGATCGCCGTACGAATCGACATTGCCGAAAACGCTCACGAACGCTTCAACGCTGCCCTGCTCATCCGCCTTAAATTCTACTGGTATGTTCTTGTACTTCATTAGTTCCGTTCCTGTACTCGTGATCGCCGAACTGGACGCATAGTGCAACGGCATCGCGCGGCTTCGCTGATATCGCCAAGCCCGGGCCCTTCGCCTGCACCCGGTACAAATTGGTCAAACGTTTCGCCTTCTTCGATCCATTCGCCGTCTAAATCTTTGTGTGTCGGGCGTACGAGATTGTCACGCTGCGATAGCCATACATGCACGATCTTACGCTTGGGATCTGTCTCACGTGCGTTCACACGTTTTACAGTTTGAATTTGCACAACGCTTGCTTGCGCTTTGCAGGTTGTAACTGCTATCAATTCCGCCCGTGAAGTCTGCATCTCGGTAAACTTTTCTAGTAGGGCCTTTTGCACGTCTGCTGCCGGCTTGCCTGCGTTAGCTTCGAGAACTCTTGCCACGTCCTTTTTAGCCGTGTTCAAAGACTCTTTCATGTTCTCGGTAGACTTGCGGATTTGCTCATCACGTATTTGATCTGTCAAGCTCTGCACTTGCGTAAGATCACCGCCCACGCTTTCAAGCGTCATCTCGATGATCTGCGTACGCAATGCTTCTTGCGTAGCTTCATTGGCTGCTATAAACTGCCTGACCAAATCGGCTATGTTGATTGCATCCTCTGGAGCTTTTACCATTTTGTTGACGCCAACAAAACGATCCGATTTTACCTGCTTCATCACGGCCCGCTCTACGCGCTTCATTACTTCCGCAACGTCCGCCTGCGTAGCTTCCGCAGCTTTGAGGATAACATCTTCCTGCTTCTGCCAGTACTTTACCGCTTCCGGCTCGTGCCACTTTACCTTGCGGCCCTCTACGCTTTCGATTGGGTCAGCGTTGGTTTCTACCGATTGCTTTGCCTCTGGCTCTGGAGCAGTAAACGCACCAAAGCCGCCCGTCTGCGGTACGACTTCATACGAGTATTTATCGCCGTCCTCTACTGGCTCAAAGCCCAGTTTGGCACGGCTCTCGTTTAGCGTGATTAGGTTCGCGTTAAACTCCGCAATAACAGGGTAAATAACAGCGTCTACGTCCGGCTGCAATGCTTGTACCTGTCCTAAATCAAATTGCAATTGAACGTCTGGGAATTCCTTGCGGAGTCCAGATTCCAGTTGCTCTTCTAGCGCATTCCAGAATGGTACGCGCGTTAGCGTCGTAAACTCTTGGTATGCGCTTGCAAGGTTGTTGTAGGTACTGCGAGCCAGTCCTGCGCTCGTAAGCACTACCGCCGGATGGATGCGGAATGCACCGCAGATTGAAGTCTCAAGCTCTTGTATCGTCTCGATAGCTTGCAGCTTCTGTGCATCCAAGCCCATCTGCGTATAATTCATACCAGAGCCAAGCACAAGCGGGTCTGTACGCTCACGTCCGCTTGCATCCTTACGCTTGCGTAGCTGCGCTTTAAGCGACTCTACCGTAGCAATAGGGATATCGCCCGGTGCTGATAGCACGCCCGACGGTACGGCATTTGAAGCTACAAGCGAATAGATCGTAGCTTGCAGTTCGTTGTATGTGTTGATCTTGTCCCATGCCACGCTGATAGGGCTAACGCCCTTGTGCATGTTGACCGGATCGCGGTATGCTGGATTCTGGATATGGATCACATCTTCCGCGGGCCAGTCCTGTGTTATGTTGCCTGACTGGTAGCGGTATGCGTAGACCCATCCCAGATCGTTAAGCAGCGGCGCAACGTGAGCATCCGAGTAAGGGTAAAGCTCAACGATATTACCCATTGCCGAGCGTACCTTGACGATGTAGGCATTGCCGCTGATCGCTAGGTATGTCCAAACAATCTGCCAGAATTCGGCTTGGCCCATCCGAGGATTGGGCTTGCGAAATAGCAGACTGACCGGGTGGTTCCTGTTGATCGTGCCATCATCGTACATAGCAGCCAAAGGCGGCTCATTGAGCGTAGATGCGTAAACACCTACGCAAGCCGCTACGACTGGGTTGCGATTGAATCCATGTTCGACGTTGGCAAGGTAACCAGCTTTTGAGGGATAGCCAATTCGCCCACCGACTTGCGTGCCGTTAGGGCTTGGTAGTGCTTGATTGTTACGACCAAAGAGCTTTCTATTATTAACACCAAAAAGCGACTGGAAGTAATCAGCTATTAACACTATATCTCGTAAACGTAAGTGTTTGATTCGTGTCCGTTTACAGCGTAGATGAGAGCGTCAACCATATCGTCGGGCTTCCCATCTTTGCCATCGAACATAAGCAGTTGCTCGGTAAATTCCAAAGGTACGCTATTCACATGCTTGATGTAGCCATGCTCATACTTGCCTGCGATAGGTAGAAAGCGCGTGAGCTTATTGCGGCCCCGTGGATTGACGCCCTGAATGTTCAGCATGGTTTCGGCTCGGAGTTGTTGCACCATTACCTCTTGATACGCCACGTTCTCCACACACACGCGCACCGCATTCCAGTTGTAGGCCGTCTGCTTAATCTTGTCCTTGGTTTCGTTGAATGACCATTTGCCGAACACCACATCAGCGACATAATACGTCGTCCCACGCTTGCCTACTACTACAATAGCGCGATCGTCTGCGTTGGATTTCATGCCTACCGCCAAATCCACGCCGATTACGTACGTAATGTCATCTTCTGGAAGCAAAGCGTATTGCAGCCACTCCTTCCGCATGATGCGCCCCATTGGCCCAATGAATTCGCCTTCGAGTTCCTGCCGCGCAAACTCGCTCGTATACGTTTCTTCGAGGTTGCGCACGTATTCGCTTGGCAGGTGGATGTTATCGCGCGTCTTGGCTGTTACCACGTAATAGTCTGGGTTGCCCGCCGTGGCCTTGCGGAAGATGCGCTCATATACCCAGTTGGTATCTCCGTTGGGCGATGTGGTTATCCAGCACCTTGTAGGATCGCGGCGGATACGGCCTAGCATAACATCCCATGTAGCACCGTCCATATAGTCCGCCTCGTCCAGCCAAAACCAGTTTAGGTTAGGGCCTCGGAGTGAATCGGGCTTGTCTGCCGATCGCCAGAAGATCGTAGTGCCGTTTACGAGCTTTGTCACCCCTTCGCTCTTGTTATGCTCTTCTACGTACTGACTGAACAGGTCGAAGAACGTGAGCTGCGTAGCATCACGGAGCATTGGATACGTTGGTGCTAGGATCGTGCCATACGTGCCAGCAGGCTGACGTAGAACCTCCACGCAGCCCGCTAGCGTCTTGCCTGATCCAATCCCCCCTACGAATCCCCTATGCCTCGCCGGATTGCTCCAGAAGTCTATCTGGGCTGGTAGCGGGTCTGCTATCTCCAATTTCGCCATTGTATGCTTTCAAAGGTTTGCGGATTACTACTTCAATCTCTTGTACGCCGTTGGTCTGGTGCACCTTGTCAGACTGCCCTAACCTGTTAGCACCTAACCAGCGCAGCATTCCAGAATCGCCGTCCATTGCTTTTTCAAACTGCCTACGATGGAGCGCACGCCGTCCGGCTGCTTGCCCTGCTTTCCAGACTTCGTAGTATTTGTTGTAGATGGTTTGATCCGAGCAGGCAAACTCGGTAGCAATATCATCTACCGAGCATCCCTCTTTTGCCATCTGATATATCAAGTCTTCGTCTAATTCTATTCTTGGTCGTGCCATATTTTGGGCCTTTCGCTAGTTTCAAAATGTGCCAAATAACTACTTTATCTCTTCCACTTCCACGGTAAAGTTAATATCTAGCAGCGTTTCCATGCGTTCCACATATTCACGGAAGTTAGCATCTGTTTCGATTTGGCTACGCATGTTACGCAGAGCGTGGATAACTGACGAGTGGTGCTTG